AAAATATGTAAAGAGTCCTTTCGAAAGGAAGTACTTTTTAGATTTATTTTCTGAATATAATTTTGTTTTTAGGTGAGCCGATTTATTTATTAGTTTTTCTTTAATATGAATTTCTTTGTATAAAATGATATATTTATTTATTCCTATAAAAGGTTCTATTAGAAATTTCGGTACTTTAAACTTGGCGGTCCAGAGGGGAACCGATGGACATCTCAGATGAAAAGACAAGAAGCAGGCAGAAATGCTTAGCGGATTGATCTTGAAACAGACTAATAAATTTAATGATTTGCTTAGCAGAAATGCTGGGCGTGGATTAGTTAATGTACTGTTAAAAGTCATTAGCATAATCTACCATCGATTAAGTTCTTGTACTATTTTACAAGTGGTAATGTTTTGTAAGAAGGTGTATAAGATTAGAAAAACGAGAGGGAAAAAGGGTTTAACTCTTTACCTCAAGTCTTGCCAAGTTATTCTTCAACAATCTATTGGAGGATATCGGGTAAGTGATCTTACTGACCTTAAAGCTCGGCCTAAGAGAAATCGTTATGGAAGTCCATTGTTAATACATAGGAAGGTCAGACATAGAATTCATATATTAAATGATAGAAATATTATTATTATGTGAATGACCCTTTTTGGGATATATCGAGTAATTGATTTTAAAGGTGTCTTGAAGTTGAATACAATAACAAGACCTTTTGAAGTTAGTAAAAGATTTATGTCTGAGTGAACTTATTTTATCAAAGAGGAGTTTATAGCAAGGTTAAATCCTACTATAGAACCATCTCCGATAATGTTAAGACCTATACAAACGTCATCTCCTACATCTAGAATTGAAAAGGATATGTTTCCAACTACTGGTAAAACGGTCATATCTACTCATTTAAGTAGTTTATGATTGTCAGCCCATTTATGGATGCAATATTCTTCAGGATTCGAAGCCCTATCTCGGTTTGCTACCTTGATGGGATTTCCAAAATTTTCGGAAAGATTAGAGAAAGTACAATCTGGTGAGCCATGATTTAAAAACGATACAAGCAATTGATTAGAAGCTACAACATTTGATGCGAGTGTTACTGATGACATGAGAATTTATTCGATTGATAAAGGTAATACTTGAGAGATGGGCGTTCCGAATGATGATACTATATTTAAATATAAGGATATCATTCGTTATGCTGTGGCTTCTGGTCGTTTGGCTAAGTTGTCTTTGAAATATGAGCCTGCTGGAAAAGTGCGTGTGTTTGCTATGGTCGATGCATGGACTCAATGATTAATGGAACCACTTCATAAACTAATTTTTGAATTACTCAAATATTGGATTACGGATGGTACTTTTAATCAGAGGGCCCCTATAGATAGACTAATTAAAAACCTTGGCTATCCGAAAGGATTTGTTAAGGGTACTACTTTTTATTCATTGGATCTTAGTGCTGCTACTGACAGGTTACCGATCAGTTTGCAAGAGACGATAGTATGTTACTTATATGAAATGTTTTATTCCGGAAATAATATTCCAGGGTGAGACAGATCGTTGAGTAATAATGCTATTGAATTTGGTAAACTATGACGTTTCCTATTAGTGAACAGATTTTACTATCTTCATCTCTCTAAACAAGATTTGAAGAAGTTATCTGGTAGTAAGAAGATTCTATATAAATTGAAGTATAGTGTTGGTCAACCTATGGGTGCTTTGTCATCGTGAGCTATGCTCGCTTTGACTCATCATGCTATAATACAATTAGCGGCTAAAAGGGCAAAAATTAATAATTTCTCCAAATACGCGGTTCTCGGTGATGACGTAGTAATATGTCATTCACAAGTTGCGATTCATTATCTAAATATACTCCGAGAGATTGGGGTGGAAGTAGGTATGGCTAAATCTGTTATTTCCAAAAGAAAATTAGTTTTAGAATTTGCGAAGAAATTCTTTGTAAATTCTGAAAATATGGATATGATCCCTATAAAGGATTGTCTCACCACTTGGGTTAAAACATCTCTAGTTAAGGAGTTTGCTGTTAAGTGAAAACTTAATCTCAAACAAATTGGATCGTTTCTTGGATATGGATATCGGGCTAAAATGCATATGCTTTCTAGGATTCTGTGAAAACTTGATCTTAGAAAACGTGTCATTCTTGTCTGGTGCTGTATGCCTGGTACACATATGGGTAGATCATCTTGATTCGACTGAATCACTATGAAAAGCGCATATGAAAACCATGAGAAGGTTAGTGATATAGCAATAGAAAAATCCTGTCAATTAATCTTGAAGGAACTGGAAAAACGGTATGATCTTTATTATAAGATCTATCTGCAGTGGTTTAATTCTCTTGAAGCAATAGCGAAAGAGGGTGATTCTAAATTTCCGATATCTGAAAGTCATTTTCAATATAGATCTGATAGTAATGAAACAATCGAAAGAAAGTTTCCTATACCTTGAAGTAATATATTAAATGATCCTTTGGATAAATCGGTATCTGGAACACCTCTCCGGACTTATCGTTTTGATGAGTTTAAACCATTGGAAGTAGAACATAATAAAGTGGAGATTGTTAAAGGTAAAAGGTTTCTTATGTTAGCCTCAGGTCACTATGAGTCGTTATTGGCTAAAGCCTTTTTCGATTATGGTGACAGGAGATCTAATATGATATCTTTTATTGAAGATAGTCTTAATTTTCTTATGAAAACTAATGCCGTTGACGGATTGCTATCTAAAGAACACTGGCCGATTGATAGAGTTCAGGAAGGTTTATTTGATGATTTTAATCAAAAATACTCCCTCTGAGTTCTATTTTCTCGTCCTATTTGGTCCGAGTTATACAAAGCAGATACTGGAAGAATCGATGAAATCCAAATCTCTGATGAGGTTGGTTTCGGACAGAAGCCCAAGGGTAGTACAGGTAAGAAG